TACGCAAAGAACCAACGAGGATCAAGTGCTTACGGAATTGCTCAACTCCTTAGAGAGAAAGATAGCAGAGCTGAATTCCAAATCTTACGAGGCCTTAAATATATTGATAAGCGGTACAGTTCCCCCTGCAAGGCGTGGAACTTCTTTCTCAAGCACAAGTACTACTAGATGAGACTGCTTGACCTATACTGCAAGGCTGGTGGTGCTAGTAAGGGCTACCAGTTAGCAGGGTTTGAGGTAGTGGGTGTGGATATAAAGAAGCAAAAGCGTTATCCATATGAGTTTATTCAGGCTGACTGCTTGGAACTTATGAAGGATATGGAGTTCCTTAAATCCTTTGATGTGATAGCAGCCAGCCCACCCTGTCAAACACACAGCATCACACAGCATTTACGCAACGCTCAAGGCAGATCAACAGATAAAGTAGACCTAATACCTCAGACAAGAGAGGCTTTGATCGCAAGTGGCAAGCCTTATGTGATTGAGAATGTGCCAGGCGCACCTTTGATTAAACCAATACAAATGTGTGGTTCATACTTTGGATTAAAGGTTAGAAGGCATAGAAGATTTGAGTCTAACTTACCTATTGTTGGCTCACCTTGTAAGCATAAAGAACAGGGTAAGCCAGTAGGTGTGTATGGTTCTATGAGGGATGAGATACCTAAGGGTGGTCATACAGCAAAGACAATAGAAGAAGCAAGAGAAGCTATGGGAATTGATTGGATGATATGGGGAGAGTTAGTGGAAGCGATACCACCTGTATACACTCAAGAAATTGGTAAGCAGTTATTGTTATTAATGTGATAGTATCCAAGTCTTGACCGGTTCTTACCTTTCTCTCCGGTCATAATAAGAGAGCCTCACTACCCTTCCGAGTGGGGCTTTCTACTTCTTCTTAATCCAATACTGTGAGTTAATAACTAAAGTATCTATCTCTTCCTTATGCCGCTCAGTAAATAGAAGTATTCCAGGGCGTGGTGTCTTAGATGGTGGAAGGTTTCTTCCCCAAGTGTAATCATCAAATGCCATAACACCACCACTCTTTAGTAGAGGCCAGTGTGGTCTGCATCAATATAAATAAAATCAAATGCACCAATAAAATTATCTAACTGTCTAATCAAATACTTATGCGTATCACTGACCACAGATACAACTGGTAGATCTTTTACCTTCTCCTGATATACCTGATAGACATCGCTGAAGTCCATCTCGGCGTGGGTTTGCTCATCACTACCCTCCCAAGTATCAACATCAATTAACTTAGAACTCTTATCAGTTAAGATGTTATTGCATAACCAAACTGTTGCATCACCTGTGAACACACCAAGCTGTAAGAACTTTAGGTTAGGTTTATCTTTGAACTCAGCAAGATAGGTAGCAAAGTTTTGTTGTGCTGTTTCAGCAAACCAATTAGGGTAGGTAGTCATTAGTTATCCGTAGAGTAGAAGCCATTACCCTTGAAGGTAATAGAAGGGGCAGACCATACTCTGCTAGTAGTTTGTTGACAACAGATAGGCACATCTTCAACACCGTAGATAGGTCTTTCAATAGATATAACTGCACTACAAAGATTGCATTTATATTCGTAGATCAAAACAATATCCCATCTTCTAGCTTTAGAAACCCTACTAACTTAGTGCGACTAGTCCTGTTAGCAAACTCAGTTGTAATAGGTAGCCACTTATCTTGCCACTTAGGTTGAGGTATTGTAGATAGATTAAATCCCCATATCCCTTCAGGTGTAGCGTTGATATACCAAGGAGAGTAGTAAAACTCTTTAAGGTAATCAAATAACTCAGGCTCTTTTAATTCCAAGGCGTTTGTCCTCCGAGCCTATCTTGTAATCTACGCAAGGCTGATATACATCTGCGATCTGCTGTAGATGTAGCACACTCTAGGTATTGTGCTATCTGTTGCAGAGTAAAACTATCGTGGTATCTCATCTGTAGTATGGTCTTATCCTCTTGCTCTAGCTTTAGATAAGCCTTCTTAATATCTATTAGGATCGCTAGTAGGTTGCCACCTTCAGCAGGTGTTGATTGCTTACGAGGTGTGCCATCGTTGATCATCTCTTGTGCTTGCTCTAATACTGTGCCATCTACTACTGAAGATATAACAAAGGGTATTAACTGAGCGATAGTTGTTGTGTCATAGAAGGCTTCATCAGTTGTCTTATACCCAGCCTTGCGAGCCTTCTCTTTACGAGCAAACCGTTCAGCCATTCGTTGCATCTGATATGCAATTCGTCTTTCATTTTGTTCACGCTTGTTAGCATCAGGTTCATTTAATAGATCAACAAACTGTTGCCCTCTACCAATAGCCCAGAGAAAACACTCTTGCTTTATATCTGCTAGATCTACCCAACCCTTAAACTTTCTAGAGATTACATAAGATACAGATGGAACTAACTCGTATAGAGTTGGATGTAATTCTGGTGTCATTCACAATCCAAAGCCTGCACTTCGGGCCACTTACCATCTAGTACCATAATTGCAATAGCTGAGTAGTTAAGTAGATCCATAAAGGAATCCCGTAATGATTCATTACTAGGCTTAACATTACTATCTACTAGATTATTAATGCGAGCAACCTTGTCCCACATACGAACTCTTAATCCGTTGATCGGACCGCCAGGAGATCTTGCAATATTTAACGGACCGTAATCGTGGTGCTTTGCAATAAGTAAATTACCAGCAGCATCCATAACACGCCACATATCAGTAATGAACTCATCATCTACTCTCGTGTTGGTGGTGGTGCGATCTCTATTGTGTTCTTCTCGTGATTGATCTTGATGATATAAATCCCCAAGGCTGCCAACCATTCTGCTAGTACCGTCAGGTCTGAGTTCTTCATACATTTGGCACCCCTATTGTCCGTTTTGTCTCATCTATACCCTTTGCTAAGTATAAATCATTGAGGTCCATTCCAGCAGGTAGCGACACGATAGTAGAGTTACTCACCTCCTGCGCTACCATCCTTGAAAACTCTGCTCCTGGATTAGAACCATCCTCTTTAACATCATTATCACCAACAATATAAACCCTGCCATACCCTGAAAACATCCTTGTAAAGTGGGGTTTCCAAGCCTGTACTCCTGGTACTCCAACTGCCGGTATACCTAAGATTGCAGATGCAACAATAGTATCTAGCTCACCCTCACAGATTGCTATGTACTCACTACTAATAATAATATCGCTGACATTATAGAGATGGCCCTTCTGCCCTAGTGGTGCTCCATACTTAGGCTTGCCCTCATCTAATCTTCTAAACTTAAAGCCAACACAGTGTCCCATTGCAGTTAGGTAAGGTATAGATAACCAACCCTGATAGTTCTCGTGGGTTGCAAAAGGTTGCATAATGGTACCAAGGTGGTACCGCCGTGCTATCTCCTCAGAGATCCCACGATCTGCGAGAAACTTTATTGCTTCCTCGTTTAGATCCTTGCTGTATTGCAGTGCCGCTTCCAGCGAGGATTTCAACTGCACGGTTGAGAGCATCCTTAAACCCCATATTCTCTTTAATAATAACAATGTTTACTGCGTTGCCACCTTTACCGCAAGTGTGGCAGTAATACAAATTGTCCTTTGTATTGATTACCGCACTCCTTCTGCTGTCATTGTGTAGTACACATCTAACAGAACAAGCTCTACCTTCTCTTACCTCACCGCCATAGTGTGAAACTATTACACTTATGGAGATTGCGTTTGCATCAGTGGGACCTTTATACCTTCTCTTTTTACCCACCCTGGACCAGTCTTGTGTTGACAAGCGCAGTCTCCTTTACATTCTTTATGTAGAACCTCAGACCTATTGTAATTGTCTTTGAGATTTTCCTGCCCTGCTGACCTACAAGTTAAGCAAATCATTTCTTATCCTCCAACCACTGTGTTAGATCCTGTATAACCCAAGCCTTATCTATTCCTGCGTTCCTTCTTTTGAATAGTACATAAGAAAAAGGCCTATCAATACCACGATGCTTAGCATAATTAGTAGCCTCTGTTTGCGCTTCATCCCAGAACTCCTTTAGATTTAAAGTCTTAGTATTCTTTAACTCAAAGATGTAGGTTTCACCGGCAACCATAACTACTAGATCTCCCTCATCCTCTGCTCCTGATAAGCGCAAGCGTTCAGCTACTGCGCCCATCTTTCTAAACCATTTCATTGCATCAACCTCAAACTGAGCACCTTTAGTCTTATTATACTTGGCTGACATTTAGATTGGCATCCCTTCTATACATCTGACCTAGTGCATCAGCATCAGATATCTGACAGACACTATAGTTAACAAACAAACCAGTATGGTCTGAACCATCTGCTGTATGTGGACCAAACCTGTTCTTAACTGCTGCTACTTTAAGTATATTATTTAATGGATCAAAACCTAAAGTAAGTATCAGTGCTGGTAGTTGAGATACCTTACCGTGAATAGCCCTACGAGCAGGCGGTAATGTGGTCTTGCCATACTCTGATTGCTCAGAGACGTGGTGCAGTACCATCACACAGGCTTCAGTCTTGCGAGCCATATCGTGGAACTCCACCATAATAGCTCGCAGACCTGCCCATTCATTATCTGACTCGGCAACCACATTCATCAGGTTATCTATAACAATCAACTCTGGTGGTATTCCATACAGTTCAACATAAGCCTTAACCTCTAACTCAATATCATCTAGTGATGGTGATGAGTCAAAGACAAACTGTATGTTCTCCATATCGGAAAGATACTTATCGTAATAGTGACGGCTATTATTTAGATTAGCTTCCACCAGTAGTTGACTGTGTCCTGATAGGTGAGAGGCTGCTCTCATCATCACAGTTGGTGTATCAGTATCGGCTGAGAAAAACAAGGTTGGAACCTTTGCTTTAACTGCATAGATAAGAGCAAACATACTCTTACCAGCATTAGGTGCAGCAGCAACCATACATACCTGACCTCTACGGAACTTGATCTGCTTCTTAGCAAGATCTTTCCATACGTCAGGTAGTGGTGTTGCATTGGTATTGCTACCACGCCACGCCCTAGTAAGATTTAGCAACGTATTCCTCTCTCGGTAGAACTATTCCTCTTTGCCTTCTGATATATTTTCTTTTGGCTGCGGTGATACCACCCCAAGTGCCAAACCGTTCCTTGTTGATTCCCCATTCTGCACACTCTGCAAGGTGGGGACAAATCTTGCAAACGTTTATAGCCTGTTGAGTGTGGACTCTATCTCCATCCTCTACTTCAGGAAAGAAAAATTCCACACCCACTTCGGCACAAGCTGGGTTCTCATAGTTCCAGGGAACCCGCATAACTTATCTAATCCAGACGGTATCGCACTTGTCTGTGGCACCCTTAGGTGCAGCGCACATCCAACCTTTCCAAGGACCCTTCTGTCCTACGCCTGAACGAAACGCCATTGAACCGTGCTTACAATCAGGTGCAGTTGCATCTGTTGCAGAGACAGTATGCTTTCTTAGCATAGGCGATTGATCCACCATTTGATTGTGGAGTTGTACCTAATGTGGTACCAGTAGTTGTTACTAGTGTTGCTAGGTCAGCTATTGAAGTTAGAGATGTCTCTAGTTCAGCCTGACTTGTTGCATAAAGATTTACTAGAGTTCCATCAGATAACTTATAGTTAATCTGGAACTTAGTGCTTTCCGGTGCAGCCATTACTTACCTCCAGTATGTTTGACAGATAATCTTATTGATTCCTGTCCCTGTTTTTTTGGTACAAAGCCGAGAAGTTTCTCAACCTCTTCGGCATCTACTGATTCTCTACCACTAATGGTGCTCCAAGTAATGGATACACCACTGTTAGTCTGACCAGTAAATCCTTCTAACGCTGTCTTTAATGAATCTCTTTCATTAGACAGTTCCTTTATCTTTGCATCAAGTTGTAAATATTTCAAAGCGGATGTGTCAACCTCTGGGTTGTCTATGAATATCTCACCCTCTTTGATACGTTCTTTTTTTATACCAACGCATCCCATCTCGCCACTCTCATCAAAGTACTTGCAATAGGATTTGCAGTAACTCTGATCACGCTCAGGCTCTGGTGCATCTGCGCTCTCTTTAATAGCAGCAAGCCAGTTAAGAGCTTCCTCTGCCATCTTTGGATCATATGGTTCGCTATGAACCTTAACATCTCTTTCATCACCATCACGGGCGATGGCTACTAGATTGACAGTTTTAGGACTCCCCTTGCCTGACTTATCAAGTAAGTAGCCATACACCTGTACTTGCCAACGCTGTTGTAGCGATGGAAAGTAGGATAGATTTTTAACCTTAACGGTTTTCCAATCTATCACATCTCCTGTTTCAGGTATATATAAATCTATGTGTGCTTTCATTCCATTGTATTCAACAGATGTTTCAACCCAGTACTTCTCACTCTTTGGATCAGCAACTGTGATTGCTTCTTCAATAGCAGAGTGAATAGCTGTACCCATAATGGCAGCCAACTTCATCTCATTGTCATTGGTTTCAGGTTGATCGTTAAGACGATACCAAACCTTACGCCGGCAACCACCTAACTCTGATGGACCTATCTGTGTCTGTTTAGATCTAGCCCTACCAGCATCCTTAGCTCGTAGTACCTCTAACAGTAATTCTTTTGGGTCTGTCATATTGACATCCATCCTATATACCCTGCATCAGGATTGTCTAGTAACCATTGCTGTCTCATTTTGTTTTGTTCCTCCCAGTTAGTATCACTACTTGCATTAGCCTTTAATCCTTCTTCATAACCTTTTTCATAGGCCTCTGTTAAAGCAAACTTAATTGTCTTGTGCATAACTCCTACTTAGTAAATTGTGTCTTGACACTAACAGTGCCACCACACCAGATGTTGTATTGTATCGCTATATTGATAGCCTTTTTTGCAGCACTTGATGCTTTAGCGTGAGTCTTTGTATCACCATCTAGTGCTACTAAAGCACCCATTGCTAAAGAGCCACCAGAACCTATACCGTATAGACCTCTATCATCTCGCATATAACCGTAGTCATCACTGATCTGATAAAGATTTCCATTAAAACAAACTAAAGCATCCCAGCCTGAATCATCATCAGCTTTACCTTTAGGATTAGGATCATAACCTGCATCAGTTAAGGCTTGTTTAATAGATGGTAGAACTCTGATCATCATAAAGCGATCAGGATCTTGAGTCTTTAATACCTTAGGCGGTTGCCATAAGTTATTTAATATATCTCCAGCGAGTGCATCACCAGCAACAGCAATTAAGTATTCATTAATCTTAACAATTTTATCGTAGCCCTTAGCAACGTAAGGTCTATCTGTATAGGTAGTCATAGAGTCAGCAGCAATAACTGCCCAACCCTTACCTTGAATACCAACTATTGCCGTCACTGCATACTCCTTTTATCTTGGATTAATTGTAGCACCGCCCGTAAAAAATACTGGGATGTAAAGGCAACACGCCGTGAGTGCGATCCTTTCGGATTACTAGATCGGAAATGTGTACCATATGAGCCGAAGGCGAATTACAGATACGGTAACCAACCAAGGCGGCGCTGAAAGCGCCGAGGCGACTGACCACAGGAAGGAGCCGACCTGAGCAATATGGTTCAGGGGTTTGTGCTGTACTTTTTTAAATATAAAATTGCACCTTCTAGTACCTCAATATTGTCCTTTGCAAAGCCCAGTAAGGAATTACATTTTCCACACAACAATCCTCTAACCTTATCCGTTTCGTGGTCGTGGTCTATATATAGATCCAAATGTACTGAGTTTGGCCTATCAGTACCACATATTTCACATACATAGTTTTGTTCAATAAGTTTTGTTTCATACCATTCTTGCGTTACTTTATATACCTTGAGCCTTCTATAATACTTATCTACATATGGTCTATCTTTTCGTTTTTTCTTTTGTTTTTCAGCTCTACATACCAAGCAATAGGTAGATTTGCCAGACTTTTTAGAAGCGTCTGATCCATACTTGTCTTCGTCTAACATTTGGCGACAGCCATAACACTGTTTCATTATGTCCATTTTATCCCTTTTTGCGTGTCGCAGACAGCGACACGTCAATACCTAAACTATAATTTTTCTATGACTAAATTAGGTGGGTTGTTAAAACGTCTACCAACCCTGCGAAAAAATAAAGAGAAACTACCAGATAAATTCGGTACGGACCTTAGGTCCTTAGGACCACTACACGCTTGTCCTTGTGGCTCTAAAGTATTCTCTATC